AATTCTATCATCCCAATTGGAGTTCTTTATCAGATGCTGCTAAAAAATTACATGCCAGAAATACATACCAAATATTAGGAGATGATTCGGGGCGTTATAATACAAATGGTCGATATTTTGGTTGGAGTTTTAGTGATATGGTTATCTGCTACACGGCAGACGGAAAAGATACTGGTGGAACAGGACAGGCGATAAGAATCGCTCGACAATATAACGTTCCTGTGTATAATCTCTACCATTACGGCGAAAATATCCTACAAATAATTGAACAATATGAATTATTTTCTTAAATCAGAAGGAAAATTAGAAATATCCAATGGTGCAGTTCGTTTAAAAGTATCAATGGATTTTATACGATATTACAAATCATTAATTGATAAAGAATATCGTATATTTTCTAATTTCCCCGCGCATGGAAGCCATATCACGCTATTTCATCCTAAAATTCATGGTGTTTTAGATTCGTTTAAAGTTAAATTTATTAAAAAGTTTTATATGGATAATAAAATACCTTTTGAATATAATCCATATATTATACAAGGAGGACATACTAAAAACTTCCGAAATTGGTATTTAAATGTAAAAAGTGTTCAATTAAACGAAATTGTTAATTACTTAGGTGCAAGTGTCGGTCACGGTTTGCATTTAACTATTTGCAATACAAAAGGAGGAGTTCGTCCTTATATTTGGCTTAAATAACTGTTTTAAACGTCTCATTACCGACATTATTGGAAAACACAAACCTATTACTGGTAAATGTTTTTCCAATAATGTCGGTTTTTATTTTGGTATATTGTTCTCCTTTGCCGGGAAGAAGATATCCAATAGTAGAGTGAGGATGATACCTTGGATAGCTATCCGTTGCATCAAAATTATTAGTTATAATATCGTTTAATTCCATTAATGATTTTGATTTTACATCAAATTTCAAAACATCGTATGCTTTATTCCTAAACAATGAAATATTAGTTAATGAAAAAGTAATTGGTTCAAATTTCAACTTTTTTTCAAAAAAACTGAAATTTTGATCATGTAATCCATACTTGACGGTAATATGCGGTTTTTGCTCTAACCCATGTCTCGGTGTTAAATCATAAACATCGCAGGGACATATTTTTTCTTGTATTTTCTGAAAGTCCGGAAGAAGAAACCCTAAGTCTAACATTAAACATGCATAAGGTCTTGGAGTTGTATTTTCAATAAACAATTGGTAAAATTCTGTAAATTTCATTTGTAAGTGTTTTTATTAACATCTAAGGAGTAATTAGGATGAAGCGCATTTTCTATTTCGCCCGCATTTCGTTTCATACGTAATGCAATACCATATCCTTTTTGTTTAGGGTCTGAATATTTCTTATATTCACGACTGTTAAGGTATTCTTTTGCAGCAGCTTTTAAATACACTCTTGCTACTCTGTGTTCACCCTTGAAGTATGCATCCATTGCCTTCTTAATGAGCTTTTTGGCCGTGACTGATCCTGCCAGATCACCTCGGAAAAACCCGTCCAGAATCGCCACCTTGAGCGATAATGGATATTCGTCAAATCCTAAAAACTGTTTCCGGACAGTTATTAATTTTTTCATCAAATCTTTTTTGAATATTTCTACTGCTCTAGCTTTAGATATTTCTACTTTAACCAGTTTTTTATTTTTTGTTAACACCTCATCTGGTTTAAATGTGCCGTCTTTAAGATCCGAAGGTATTATTAAATGACCTATTCCAATTGTATTATATCCTTTATTATCTGGATAACTTTTTGTATGAATTCCTATTCCTTGAATTTCATGCTTCATAATATACTGCATTGCAGTGTCTATGAAATTTTTATACCGACTATATTCATCAACTGATGACTTATTCACTAATGTCGTTGTGACTGGAGCAATTGGTTGCTGATTAAATGAGTTTTTAGTTTTGTATAAATTTTGCAATTTTGTTACAAAATCTGGATCTTTTAACTTTTGATCAACTTCTGTTTTAATTTCTTGAAATTTCTGTGGATTTTCTGCCAATTTCGCCACCTTCATTTCTACATCACTTGGAACACTCCATGTTATTCCTGCAATTGCCAGCATTCCGATTTTTCTTAAAAAATCCTTTACTCCTTCTTCTACAACAATATCTCGGTGTTCAACTACTAAATGGAACAGTTCATCAAATTTCATATAGATATTTATTCTATATTGTTATTTTATTTGGTTGAACTAAATGCATCTCTTTGGCGTTTTATAACATCTTCATTTGATTCAAATATATGAAGATTTGATGACTTGTAATATTCTATATCTTGTTTTTTCTTTTCTAATAATGTTTTTAAAAAATTCTGCATTTCTTTACCATTTTCCGTTTTCATGTCTAAGTTTAATATAATTTCATACAAAATAGTATTTAAATCATTATTATATTTTCCAAAAAAGATACTGCTATATTTTACATCTACTTCTCTCTCAGAAACAATTGATTTCTTTTCTGTTACAATATCAATTAATCTTCCTGAATCGTAGTCTCCTTCCCACTTAAATCGGTTCAAATTTATTTTATTATCAGTTAAACCCAACTCACTAAAAGAATATTTTTTAATAAGCATTTTCTGTAATAATGTTTCTGGAAACATAGAAACATCAAATGTAAAAGTTGTGAACTTTCTAGTAGAAAGATTAAATAATGCATATAAAAAGAAATTATTTTCGGACATAATAAAGGGAGGATTTTTAGTCCTCCCTTTATTATAACTCTTCTTTTTTACCTTTTCAAGTATTATTACAAATATTCATTAACTTCTGAAACTTTGAATACCAAATCATTATATTCAAACTTTTCAGCTTTATCAATATCGGCGAACCATGAATTTGTAACAATCATAAAGAACTTTTGAGAAGAGATTTTTTGTGCAAGAAGGTCAACAGTTTCTTCCACACCTTCCAAAGTTTTTTGGCAAAACTCTACAAAGGTTTCTTTACCCAAATTCTTCAATTGTTCATCATACTTTTTAAAGAGCGGCCAACAAATAACATCACCGGGATTTTGTTTACCGTTGGCTTTGTATTTCTTATAGCTTTCGCTTGCAGAAATCTTGCTTGCACCCTTTAATTGAGCAGTCAATTCTACGAATGGAATAAAGTCTGCATTCTCATCCTTCGCTTTGCCTTCGCTTTTTGGAGAATACCGCATAGCATAATCCAATCCCATTTCCTCCAACAATACAGCACCTTCGGGACCATACATGCTTACTCGCTTATCTTCTGCATGTTTTTGGGACGCATGCGCTTTGATATACATTCGAAGTACGCTTGCATGAGCTTTTTCAGAAATAAGAGTTTTATACAAATTGGAAAAACTCTTTATAGAAAGTTCTTTTTGATCTTCATCAAAAAGGTCAATAACATCATTTGGAACAAGATTAATTACTTTATCCGTATTTTCATTATGAAGAACAATATTTCCAAAGTTGAAATCGCCATTTGCTACAAATGCATAATTTCGATATGTAGTGCTTTCAATCGGAAGAACAATTGGTGTATGCGAACGGGTATTAAATTCTTCTACTCGTTTTTTCAAATCTTCGTCCAGAATAGATTTAATCTGTCCTTCACGAACTGTGAGAAAACTAATATTTGCCCGATTTTCATTGCCAATGATATTTATAATTCTTGCAGGAGCAACACTTGTTTCGAATTCTACCTTGCTAACATCCTCTCCTTTTCTGGAAATAGACTTGTATTGTGAATTATGTAGGTCAATGGTAACTTTACCAATATCCTTTTTAATATTCTTCAAGAATTCGGTAAGAGTCATTCCAGTATTTTGATCGGATTTTTCTACCGCAGAAAGACTAGTGGCTTTTTCCTTCAAGAAGTTTTCCGCTTGACCTTTTTGCAGAACAGTAAATGCCTTTTGAAGTTTCTTTGCAGAAAGATTATCTCCAGCTTTTCTAAGAACCAGAACACCAAGATTTGCTTTATTCTTTTGAGAAAGAATTTGTGCCAAAGAATAAACAAACACAGGATTATTCAATTGTTCTGATGGAAGTGCATTCAACTCATTATAATTTACTGCAAACAGTTCGCTCTCCTTTTTCGTTGCCAATGCAGAAACCGTATTATCCGCTTTAACTTCCAATGGAAGAATATCCGTTTCGGTTACTTGCCAAACCAAATCAAAAGATTGAGGAAGTTTAACAGAAACAAGGGTTTTCTTATTAGAAATAAGATCAGATGCGCTCTTTTTCATTTCGGTGAAATCAGAAATATGATTAAACACACCTCCAATATTTTCTGCCATTTCAAGCAATAATTTACGATCATAATAGCTGGAATAACCAACCATCATTTTATATGAAAATGAATTTTTCAATGAAGCACAAACTTGAATAATATCATTGTATGATCCTCCCGAATTATGGTATCCATCCGATAGCCACATCAAAACATTCTCCGTATTTCCTGTTAATTGTCTAACATCTTTAATTGTTTCTTCTACAGTTTGAAGAATTTGGAGAAAATTGGTCAATCCTCTTGCATAAATTTTCTCCTCGATCAATTTATCAATTCCTTTCAAATTTGATGCTCCTTTACAAATCCAAGAATAATCACCTGTGGAAGAGAAATACCCTAGAGTAAACGTGTCTCCCGGACTCATTAGGTCTTTTATAGAACTAATCGTTGCCTTCAAATCTCGGATGGAATAAGCCATTGACCCTGAGAGGTCGCAAATACACATATAATTCGTCGGAGAATTTTTGGAGTCATTATTTTTAGGAATTACTATTTTCATATTCGTGTATTATACTCAGACTACTCCTTAAGTCAAGAGCTTATTTTTGGCATTTTTTGCGTCTTCTTCTGAATCAAAATATCCAATCACTATCTGTTTTTTACCATTATAGTAATATGCTCTCCACCTGCCATTTTTCATACAGTTTATTCCTTTCTCAGAAGATGTTTGATTTAAACGCTGTTTCCAATGTTCGATCTGAACCGAAAAATTACTCAAATCATATTTGAAATTAGGAAAATTCAATGGTTTGTTCAATTTATAATAAATTATGAATTTATCAACTATATGTGCTGCTTCTTCTTCAGAAGATATAAAATCTATTCTCATTTTTTCAGGAATTTTTAATATATCCAATCTAACTCTCCACTTAGTCTTCTTTTTATTACAAGACACATAATTATATTTTGATGTATGGTGCGTTTTTATAAATTCATTATAGAAAGTTTCTAAATCTATTTTTATAAATTCTTCACGCCTGTCATCGAAATTGATCCGTGCATCATCACCGAACAAATATAAAACTAATTTATCATATGCTTCTGCTGCTAATAGCTCATTTTCGAATTTTCTAGATACAACTATTTTATTGACTCTTACTGATGTATGATACTCTCCACGTTGATCCACCCATACTCCCGTATATTTAGATGATTTTGTGTTCATAATTTTCTTATTTTTTCGCCCTTGGTTAATTTTTGATAACTTCCTCTTTGTGTCCTCATGGACAGTTATTTTGCCACATAATTCGTATTTTAAATTATATCCATTCGGACTTATACTATTGAACATATTTATGTAATCATACTCTGCCTTATTAATATATTCTCGACTTTCATTACCTTCAATAATTTCAAACGTAAAATTATCTTCTCCATATTTCTGAATAGCTCTAGAAATATAAGATACACACCACTTACTTTTAAAATTTTTATGTTGATTAAATCTTTTTTCTGGATTATTTGTCTGACCAATATAAATCTTACCGTTAATTTTATTTGTTATCCTATATACAAAATACATACTTCCTATTAC